GGTTTTAGGGCGATCCATACCATCTTGGATTGGTTTGAAGAAAAACGGATAGTTAACCGAGATTGGTACAACTTTATCTGTGAACATTTTTTTAGCATCTGCACCAGTCTTAGATAAAATCCCGTATCTACTGTCGGATGATATGGTTGCTTGATTAACCAGTTCAGCTGATGACATAAAAGAAAACCCCGATCTTCTGTTCTTAAGGTAGCACATTCCATAGCACCTATCGTCAGCTTTACAAGCTTCCCAGAAGATAAAGAATAATCTATTTGATTCTCTGTAATCTGGTGCTCCCACATCAATTTTTGACCATTGCAAATACATGTAGTGAGTACCAGTAATGTAAGTAGGTAAACCTTTATTATAAAACCAAAATCCCTCATCTCTTCTTTTAAATTCTTCATCTATATAATCCCACCATTCTTCTCTAAAATCTTGAGGATATTTTTCCCAATCAAACCTGCTTTTAATCTTGCTTAAAACTTTCGGATATTCAGCTTGTTCCCAGTACTGTTCTTTTTTATCCTCGCTTCGTTTAAAAGGATCATTAACTGCTGGTAAAGCTATGCGTAAATTTTGAAGCTCAATGACTTGTCCAATTTTACCTGTTTTACTTATACAAACAAAATCATATTCTGGATCATAGCCGTACTCCCACTTCTTAAATCTATTTTTCTTTTTAAGAATTTTTGGGTTAACTACGTCTTTGATCTCTTTCCAAAGTGTTTGCTTATAACTCATGATGATCTACTTTCTGCAAATCCCTTAAATGGTCGTGGAGCTTTTTCTTCTTCTTTAGGTCTACCAGTTAAAATAGCTTCTTCTTCTTCTATTCTTTGTAGAATTTCAAAAGCATCAAAAATCGCTAACTTCTTGGTGGCAGCTGCGTTCTTGAGTCGGTCCGCAGTTACATCCTCCCCGGTATCTACAATCGGTTCCTTTGCTACTTTGATTAACTCCTCCACTGCCATTTCCCCAGCTTGGATTATACTCTTCTTCGTCTCCTTTATATTCATGTTTTAAGGTAATGTTACTTGATTTCATACAATAAAATAATTCATTATCTAAAATGAATTCCCATGCAGCTTGAGGTGGAAAGCTAACCAAATCCCCTACTGCTATATTTAATTCTAATAATTTCTTATTAATCACTTTAATTACACCTGTTTGTGGTTCAGCTTCTCTTATAGTGTAGTTAGAAAGAGATTTAATAGGTTTAACTAAACACCTATCGTAAACGCTTTTCCATTCTCCGTCTCTTTTGTAAAAGTACACTTGATCAATAGAGCAAAAATACATATTCTCTTTAAAATAAGATCTACTATTTTGCTCTTTGCCTTTCATGTTATAGAATCTTCTAAACACATTTTGATGAACAGCTACTATATCACCTACTTTAACACTAGTGCTAAACGCTTTAGGAAGAGCTATTACTCTAGCTGTTTTGTTCACAGCTTTATACTCTTCTATTTTAGTGTTAACTATTAGTTCTTTATCTCCTAATTGTTTCGTGTTGTTATATCTTTCTCCCGCAGGTTCAACTATGAAGTCATACAAACTATTCACTATATTCTAGATCAAATTCTACTGCAATAGCCATGTTAGAGTTAAACTTTTTCCACGGTAGCACTTCATCTTCTTTCTTTATATATATCATATACTCCCCTTGTTCCGGTTCTAATATATCAGAAATCGTATGTCCTCCATAAACGTTTTGCCCTACCGCGTAGTGCATTGCTTCGTTTTTATAATCAGAACCTATACTAATTTTTCTTATTTTATTCATCATTTTATTCTACTTTACTCAATTCAGGTTGTGTTTCCGGTTGTTCAACCAAAGTATATTCTCCTGTTTCTACGTTAATATTAACTTCGCCATACTCCTTTTCTAAAACCTTTTTAAATTCATCTACTTGTTTACTAAGGTCGTTAAATTGGTGAAGCATGCCATGCTTTTGAGCTTCGTAATATCCAATGTTGTTTAGCAATAAATTTAATTCTTTTTGTTGTTTTTGGACAACTTCCAAATGTTCTTCTTTTATTTTTTTCATTTTATTTTATTTTATTTAATTAAGGTAATGTTACGTAATTAATGTTTAATTGTGGTGAAGCCACGGTTTCAATAGCCACTCCATCAACAAATACAGATACAGCTGTAATTGTTGGGAATGGGGCAACACCAGTAATGACAGCCATAGGTGATGCTGATCCTGCGGCTACCATAGGAGCTGTTGTATCACACGTTATAACTGCTTCTGTAGTTCCTTGTAATATAGGGAAATTTAATCCTCCTAAATCTATATTAAGTACATTATTTGCGCTTGTTGAAATTGTCCCTAAATTGTTTGGTGGGTTAATTGTTGTGGCAGGTGTAGCAGCATCGAATAATCCTCCTGAATTTAATTGAATACCTCCAATTAGAACTAAAGGAGCCGCTGTTAAGTTTTCAATTTGCACTTGATATGTTTGTGGACCACTTGGTCCAGGTCCAGGTCCAGAACTACCTAATGGTTTTTTAAAAGTTGGTACTGTATTAGAGTTTCCTAACATTATTACCAAAGAGCTATAATGTCATCTAATGTAGCATCTCCTAAATCCGTTACGGTTAACACAGAAAATGGTAAAACAGTTCCAGCTTTTAAACCAGGAATTTCCACTTCTTTAGTAGTGCCATCGAAAATGTTGTTAGAAGCTTCCATGATCACAGTAATAGAAGTATCAACTCCAATATATAAAGCGGCAGGAGGTCCTGGATTAACAAAATCAACCCCACCAAAAGTATAACTATATTGTGTTTTTTCTCTATAAAAGCTAATATCTGTTTTTGGTCCAGGCATAATAGTTAGTGGATCACCAACTGCCCAAGCCACTGGAGGTCCAATATTTAATGCTGTAATTACTGCGTCTGCTGTGTTCTGTCCACATTCAGCGTCAAACGTTACTACATCACCTGGTAAGTATCCAGATCCTTGTTGGTTAACCAGTGCGGTTAAAACACCACCAGTTGTCGCGTCTACAGTTAAATCAACTGTCAAACCACTACCATTACCACCTTGTGTTCTCACATCTGTAGCTCCATTAGCACAAAAGTAATTAGTACCATCGCTTTGAATAGTCAAACCAGCTGCAAACACAACCCCATAACGGGATTGTAATTGACTTAGAGCATATGCGTCATGTGCAAATACTCTAGGTTCTTTGTACATCGTTCCTATTAAACTCATTGTTTATTTTTGTTTTTATTTATAAATACTTTTTCAGCTCCTCTAGAACCAAAGTAAGCTACATATACTGTTACTAATAATGTTTGTAGTAAATCTATCCAAGCTGCATTCATTTCAAATAACATGTTTATAGAATCAAATACTATAAACATTGTCATACACACAGTGAGATATATTAAGGTTAATGGGCGTGTGTTTTTAGATAACCAAGAATCTGATTGCATATCGTATTGCCATCTTTCAGACACCCCTTGCATTTCTGCTATATCTTGATCTATCATTTTTAAAGCTAAGTCTTTGTCTACTGGATCCATTTCCTCATCTTGAGATATTAAGTTTTTTACAACTCCATAAACTCCATTGTTAGGAAGAACATCTCCAATAGTATCTAAAATTTTAGGACCTTTTTCTTTTAAAAATATCCCAACTTTAGTTTCTTTAAACTTCTTTCTTGGCTTCTTCTGTTTGCTCATTATTAGCGTTTTTATAAGGAAACGCTTTATTTAAAGCTGCTTTCCTTTTACCACAACCACATGGTTTCTTTGTAACTTTACTTACTGTATCTACTACTTTTTTTATTCCAGTTGCAGTGGTTATTTTTTCGATTGTGTCTCCCAATCCTTTTGATTCATTTGATTCCATTATATTTTTTTTTATTCTGCGTCTTTAAATGCTAAGAAAAACTCTCTTAACCCTACTCCAAAAGCCATACCAGAATACATTAAGTGGTTTTCAGCAATTAATGCTAATCCAATAATAATACATACTCCAGTTCTAAACAATGGATAGTTAATTACTTTTTTTATTTTCTTAATCATTTTCGTCAGATTTAGTTTTACAAGACATTGTTTTAGCTTTTCTTTCTACGCAAGCCATTATACGTTCTTTACTTCCTTCACCTTTATAACGATCTATCATCCGCCTTGCAGCAATAACGTGATCGCAATCAGGTACTGGAAAAGATCGGTCAGGACCGCAGAAAGTACTCGCTTTCATTTTTTTTCTTTGTTCTGATGATAATCTAGCCATAATTATTTATTTA